GCCGAATACCCGAACCTTTCCCGCCAGCTTTCCGATACTAAGTTCGGTAACTGGCTCCTTAGTGTCATGTAAGACTGCTGCAATAGCAATCATACAATAAATTAAGGATTGGATAGGGAAAGTAGTCGCGTTTCCTTGCGTAGCATATTTATTAAGGCGGATGATATCCGGTTTATAAACAAGCTTTGCACTGTCACTCCGTGTGGAGAAACAGAAGTTTAAAAACTTAGGCGAACGCGCGAAAGCACGCTCAACAAGCCATACACTTAATCTATCGGAAGCATCCTTTAGATCAATTGTAGCAGCTGAGCGATCAATACTAGCACGACATGCATGATCTTGTGAAAGATCTTGCCTTGAAAAGTCTATAAACTTTCCAAGTTGTGTATAGCGCAAGATATCCCTTTTAATAAAAGAGAATATACCTTGCTGAAAGTATTGATTCATAATCGGCTCCGCGGCGATAAGCCGCGGACCTCGATTATCTTTCGGTACAAAGATTAAGCGTGAGCTTTCTCTTTGGACAACTGCGCGACGTCCAACATCCGACGACAACATTGTATCTAATAGAGCGTAACGCTCTAGAAGATAGTTATTGTTGAAATCAATATATTGGATATCGTACTTATCGACGTATCGAGAAGTACGATTTGTCGCACCCGGGCCATGCTTGCACGAAGGAATCTCCGTGCCATCCAATCTGTTATCGAGTGTTACGGATTCGACTCTGTCGAAATTACCGCAGAAGAAGTCGAAGACTTCTTGACACTTGGATAACTTGCTGTACCGTGTTCTCTCGTCACTATTATTTGATTCCCACGACCAAAGGTCATCGGGATTACAAATATCAGTGACAGAAAGAGAAGCAGTATCAGAACCATAAAGATCGTCATAACGCCATCGTTTTGTTGGCGCACGTAGATCTTTTTCGGTGTGGATGAATCCATGCTCTTTTTCCTTACATAATTTCTCATCTAACGTACCAAAATTTAACTTTTTGTACATAGTTGAGAGTTGTCGTAAAAAGAAAATTGCATTAGGATCAGCATCTTTGAGAAGTTGACCATACTCGTCGAATATACGTAACCATAATCCTGCAAACAAATGCGGCTTATGGCCTCTTCCAAACATTGGTCGAGGGAATACGATATTTCCACATTCCAATGCATTTAATAAAATTGCATCGATTTGTGGCAGGTCGTGGATGTAGAATCCAAGGCCTCGAGTCGTAACATACTTAGAAAATTGACTAAAGTCTTTCCTAAATAGTGCTTTTGGGATGGTCTCGTGATAATGTGCATAGCAATCTTTTAAAACTGCTATATACAAGTCTGTCAGTGTAGAAAGGTAAAATTTCATTTTATCCTGCTATTCTGGCGAGCGTTAACACGGGTCGCCTCAAGGACGCTTATCCGAATGTAATAAACCGTTAGGTTAACCTTCGTTGTTCACCAATTTCTGGACGAATCCAGGATTCTTGGCTGCAATAACGAAGTTCGCAACTTGGTCGGCCGCGGATTGTATTTCCGCGAGAGTGATACGACTATCATGCTCTATTACCAAATATACCTTAACCTTTTTAAAGGTTTCGGGACTAATGGCGGTAGCAGCAATAGTAGTGGTACGCACAAGTTCGATGTTGTGACGATCATATGAACGTTTATCCGTCTTACTATAGTACGACGAATTGCGTATATTGAACTCATCAACAGATGTCCCAGGTACTACTGACATGTATTTGCCAGCTTTAGAAGCTGCATCGACACGAGGTAGAACCAGGGAAGCACCATTATTTGCGATTACAATTGGATCAGCGAACATAATATTTTCTTTCTTAATGATAACTCCAGGGCCAGAAAGTGGCCCTAGATTCGTTTGATGGAACTAAC